TACCACTAATGCTCGTATCATAGCCATGTATGATTCCATAGCGAAAATTAGAGCTATTCCGCCAATTAAGGCAAACGTATTGGTAGGGCACTTTGATAATATTAAGGATTATTTCCTCAGATTTATTAAGGGTGCTGCGGCCGCGTGGGTTGTTTATAAGCGTTGTCATACTCGGTATGGAGCAGAGCCTGAAAGTTTCAGGATTCTGGATGCGTACGGCCTGGAAAAAAAAGTTCGAGTCGCTCCGGAATCGCCCCCTGATTACAAGGACGGTTCTCGTTCAAATAAAGAGTCGTGGCGTGATAAACCAGCTGCCCCTCAATGGAAAAAGAATGGAGATGCCGTAGTTGCTAGGTGTAAGCAATGGTCGGCCAAGGAGTTGATGGAATGGAAACCAGCTAATGGCGGACCGTCTTGGGCTGATATGATGGACAGTGAGGCTATGACAGATAAGGCAGCCTCAGATGTGGCATTGAAATTTTTAGAGCAAAACTTTCCGTTAATGAAAGCCAATAACAAAATTTGCTCTGTTCAGTTCATACATGCCAATCTTGGGCTTGTTCCCAGTCATGCAAATGTGGACGGTTCCGTCGTTGTCGTTGACAATGTCGAGTATCCGGTGTCCAATGTATGTACAGATTATGGTCGGGATTTGCAAATTGTGTCCATACCCAGAAAATTGCAGTTTAGAGACTTGCGCAGACACTTGCGCACTAGGGCCATGGCTGAGGATTTGACAGGGATGCAGGCATGTTTGTACGTAGACCGAGGGCGGTTTAAGAGTGAGAAATATGTTTTTCTCACCAAGGTCGTTACCGTGCCAACTAATACAGGCACTTATGAAGCAATGGCTTATGCGGCCACACCACACACTGTGTCGTATGAAGTCAGCTCGGTAGAAACAGCAAGCGGAGATTGCGGAGCGCCAGTGATAGTGATTAACAATCAAATTTTAAAGAAATTTGTTGGTATACATATTGCAGGTGGTAGACAAGGATATGCTGGTGTTGTCTATCTTGACGACTTTGCAACCGAAGCAATGAGTGAGACCAGAGAGATTGAAATTTTGCAGTGGCAAGGCCTTCTCCCTCCCCTTGAGTTGGAGATGGATGAATGGAATGCCGGTTGTATGGGTAGCACTTTATATAAGGTAGTTGGTGTTGCTGGTAAGTATGAAAATGGAATCAGAAAGAATTTCCAGATGAGGCAGTCTAACCAAACTAAAATGTATAAAAGCCCTTTTGCGGGCATGGACGACGTATTTATAGTGAAGTACGAACCTGCGGTTCTTGATTTCAAAGATCCCAGATTGGCTGATAATGTGCATCCGTATAGACAAGCTGTGTCTAAGTGGAATCATCCGCAACCACCTGTCGATTTGCAGTTATTAGATGACATTGTGGATAATATTGCCTATCATGTTTCACAGATATGTCTACAAGCAAATGTGCCTACCCGTGTTTTAACGACTGGTGAAGCGATTAATGGGTCACCAAATTTGCCTACGATGAGCAAATTGGAAAGGCAAACATCGCCGGGCTATCCAGAAAAACATATATTGGGACCAGGTGCAAAGAAAGATGTTTATTTCGAAATGACTCCTGATGGTAGTAGGTTTACAGTTAGAAAGAACCAGAATGGTAAGATGCTTTTAGCCATGATCAATGCACTTATGGATAAGTGCTACTCAGGTAAGCGTACTGCTGTGGTTTTTGATGCAGCGCTTAAAGATGAAGTTTTGAAAGTTGATAAGATATCTTCAGGATCTACAAGATCTATAACTGGCTCACCAACTTACTTCACTTTGGCGCATAGGAAATTGTGTGGTGCAGCTTTAGCTGTAATAACACAGACGTTTCAACGCCATCCAGTGAAAGTAGGGATTAATCCAGCAAGCCAAGACTGGAATGATTTGGCTAAGTATCTTCTTCGTACTGGTGAATATGGGTTTGATGGAGATTTTAAAAATTTTGATGCTACTATACCAGCTGTTTTTATGGAGCGTTTACATAAGATTTATAATGCCACATATCAACTCACAGATGCCAATTGGAAGATAGAAGATGATGTAGCAAGAGAAACACTTTATTCGCATCTTGTCGGTCCATTGATCACCTTCCATGAGTACATAGTGCAAGTTCCAGGTGGGCATGTGTCTGGGCAACCTGGTACTGCCACTGACAATTCATTTGTCGTTTGGATGTACTATCTTTATGCATGGGTCATTCTGGCACGAAAATATGAGCCATCAAAAGCCAGTTTTAACTGGTTTTATAAAAATGTTTCTCTGGCAGCGTATGGCGACGATAACATTTGTACTGTCAATCCAGCAATTACGTGGTTTAACTTTGATAATTTTAAAGAAGTTATGGCCACCCTTGGACTTACATTCACACCAGCTGATAAAACTCACTCAACTGGTAATAAGCATATAACGCAGATGGAATTCTTGAAGCGTAGTTTCGTTTTGAAGAACGGATATTGGCGTGGGCCTCTGCTGTTAGCTTCTATTGGAAAGTGTCTTAATTGGACTCGTACTCCTAAGAAGCACATGTTTTATAGAGATGAACCTTGTTCTTTTGACGCCACCATAGGGCAAAGTGTTCGAGTCTTGCTTGAGCATTGTAGTCTGCACTCGCCTGAATTATATGCGCGTATGCGTTTACACTTATTGCGTAAGTGTTTAGAGCATAAGATAGCTCTTGCCACTTATGAGCTGCCTCTACCTTTTAAGGAGGTGTTTGCAGCTGTTTATTTTGGAGACCGTACCTTGGCTAACGCCGTCACGGTCGATGATGAAACAATTCAATCGCAATCAAACGATCAAATACAAAATGTCGGACAATGGAGGCAACAACCCGCCGATGCCATCGAGTGGAGGTGCGACAGGTGCCGTGTTCACTGGAACAGATGCGACTCCTATCCCCCTTTCTGCCATTGCAGCAGCTCCGGCTGCGACCTTAGCGGAAGCGTCACCCCATGCGGGTGTGATCAATACGATAGATCCTTACTTCTACAATCAATTTGTCGCGCTGACAAATTTCACTTGGACCACTACACAACCTCCGGGGACTTTATTGTGGAGCTCACAAATAACCCCGCTCAAAGGGCATATCAACCTTCAATATCTGGCAAAATTATACAACATCTGGGTTGGAGGGTTGGATTATCAGGTCAAAGTGGCTGGTACTGGATTTCATGCGGGTGCGATTGCTGTGTGCAGATTGCCACCGAATATCAATCCAGCTACGCTGACTGGCTCGAATCAGTTTACGATGTTCGAGTATACTATCATAGATCCGAAGACTCTCGAAGCGATGATGAAAGGGATTTGCGACCAGAGGCCTGTCATGTATCATTATATGAATACTGCTTTGACGGATCCATTGGCTATTGGAGGCTATATTGCCATTTATGTTTTGCTTCAGCTCAACACGTCATCGAGCGGATCGAGCCAAATAGATGTGCAAGTATTCAACAAGTGTGCAGTGGATTTCAATTTGTTGCAGATAGTCCCCACTTCCTTGGACACGGTGGGTCCGCCTCCGTCGGAGTCGTACCGCCAATTATTTCAGGAGAAGCGTCTTGCCCTTTCACCGTACACGATGGGCCCAGCTGTTGCACTCATTGTCGAAGCTTCAACTGTACTGGGGTCGACTGCGACGGCGAAGTTGCGGAATGTGAATACGCTGGGTTTTTTCGACGGAGATACTATATCTACCCCAATCCCGGGTATCGTGCCCTCATACAGTGGCTACTTCAAGGCGACGGGACCCAATTCAGCCTTTCTTTGCGATTCAGTGGGTACAGCGCGCCCTCAGAAATTGAATTTTGGACGCGTAACTGGCGCGCCCAATGTGTGTGCTGCATATGGCGTGGGGGGCGGTGTATTTCTCTCTTTTGTGCTGTCTGGAGACGCTTTTGGGTCGATCTCTGTTACGGCTTACTCCGTAATTGGAGCTATTGTGCCATTAGTAACGAATACAGTCTATCCTTTCAGCTTTCAAGCTGTGACCACTATGGACCCAAGTCCATCCGCTATTGTGTGGTCACCAGTTGCCGCTGGGGAAAGTATAGTGACATTCCAGTCGTCGGTGCCATATGCCATTGGAGTACCACCGGGCATTACGAATGGGATCTTTGTGAGGAGATCGCTCAGTACTTTGCATATCTCGCAGGAGATTGCAACGGGCGATTACAAGAACGAAGTTGGCCAAGCTGCCCTGTTAGTAGTTGTGGATATGGTGTTCAATACCCCGCTTTTTTACGTGAAACTTTACAATACGGGGGCTTTTTCGGCGGCTGCCGTTGTTGCGGAAGTGCTTTTAGATTTTTCAGATCTGGGCCTGGAATTTGTTGGGTACATCCGCGAATTGGACCCAATACCTGGACCGACTGTCGCTATGGCGACCGCTATGGCTCTTCACGAGACGCGATCGCTCAACGCGAGAATGCGTTCTTCGTTGGCGATAAAAGAAAATTAAAAATGGCACTAGCAGCAGTCGGAGCGATTGCTGGCGGCATAGGGAGTGTCGTGAGCGGAGCAATTAATGCCGCGTCCCAAAATGCTATCGCAG